ACTCAGCACGAAGAGACAAAGAGACGTCAAAACGCGTTTGAGAAGTTTATTGATTTTAGGTTTAAAGGACTCGAGACTCATAACAAAAATCAAAATGGATCTATTACCAGAGCCATTAACAAAATAGAGGCTCTTGAAAAGGAAAGTCAAAGACGAGGATTGACTTGTATGAAAACTGTTGATGTATTGGAGAATGAAGCTAAAAAAGTAAAGCAGGAAGGGAAAGAAGCAGTTAAGGAAAAGAAATCTAAAACATTGTCGAAAAGGCAGTGGGTCACTTTATTTATTGCATACGCGATAATGACCTTGGTTTCTATTGGAGGATTTGTGATAACATTAATAAATCAAGTATCATGAACTATTCAATATCACATCCGGAAATGATGAGCCATGCAATGAATATGTATGGGATGACAGAGATACCTGGGAAAGAAAATAATCCCCAGATAATGAAGATGTTTAAATCCATTGGAATGGATTGGGTACAGGGAGATGAGACGGCTTGGTGCAGTGCCTTTATTAATTACTTAGCCAAGAAGAATGGGTATGCTTATAGTGGGAAATTGACTGCCCGGAGTTGGATGAATATAGGACAAGCCATTGCAATCCCGAATCCAGGGGACATTGTTGTTCTTTGGAGAGAGCATCCTACATCCTGGAAAGGTCATGTTGGAATATTTATACGGGATGATGGATTGCATGTTTGGATCCTGGGAGGGAATCAAAATAATAAAGTTTGTATTGCTGCATATCCCAGATCAAGAATATTGAGTTATCGAATGTTAAATAAAAATTTATAATTATGGAATGGTTACAAATCGTATTTGAAAAGTTGCAGGCACATTTGAGTGCCCCATACTTATTTACATTTATGTTACTGGCTTATTTAGTCAGAAGGTATTTTAGTGATCTATTAAAAAGGATTACCAAGTTTGAATGGAGGGGAGTTTATACGGTATTAATTTTAGCTACCGTTGTGGCTATTCCTTATGCCATCTGGGCTGATATTAGTTGGGATAAGTTATTGTTGACTTATGCCTTTGGTACTTCCTTGCATGAATTGATTTTTAAATGGATTGAAGATAAGTGTAAAAAGAAGTAATGAAAAAGCAGTGGAGTGAGTTATTGATGAAATTGATGTATCTGGCATTTGTCGTAGGATTAGTGTGGTGGTTATTATCCACCCATTTTAAGGCAGAAGGGTATAAAGATGATATAAGTACCCGGGATGATAGTATAACTAGCTTAAATCAGTTGAATGGAGCCTTACAAATAGAATTACAGGTGTTAGATACCCTGCTGTTAGAGAATGAAGAAGAGATTGAAGGTTATACCAATGAAATTGTGGTATTAAAACAGAAACGAATTATTGATAAAAAGAAGTATGAAGAAGAGATTGCTAATATTATTGCTATTCCTGGGGACAGTCTTTACAAGCTGGTGTCAGGACGGCTCAACTAAATACTGGTTTACTCAACCTCAAGTGAGGGAGATGTACCGTATTATGTTAACAGCAGATGCTTGTCAGGAGGACAACAATACTCTTCTCCAGCTGATTGCTTTTAATGATAGTTTAGCCAGGGTGAATAAAGAAGCAAGAACCATATTGAAACAGCAGTTAGATTTAAGGACAAGCCAATATGAGAATGAGCAATTAAAATATCAGCAAGCAGAAGATAAATTTACTATTGTAGATGAGACTTTAAGTGGAATGAAATTAAGGAAAAATATATATATTGCCTCAAGCGTAGGATTGGCTATTTTAGTGGTGATTCAAATACTTAAATAATGGAACGAACAAAACCAACGAGTAAAAAAGAAGCTCCAATGACAATGGAGCAGATTAAGGTATTTAGTGCTCTGGTAGGAAGGGCTCAGTTGGCCACTTCAATGGGCGTTCAATATGGAGGGGATAGAGATATTTATCAAGCGTTGGGATATCCAACGAACATTACCTATGCTGCCTACGCTGCCCGATACTCTCGTCAGGATATTGCCAAGGCAATTATTGACCGCCCTATCTCATATACCTGGAAGGGAAAAATATTAGTGACTGAGGCGAAGGATGATAAAGACACTAAGTTGGAAAAAGCGTGGTTGAAGTTGATGGAGGATTTAAAACTGAAAAGTAAATTTGTCCGATTGGATAAAGTTTCCAGCATCGGGAGTTATGGAGTTTTACTGCTTGGGTTTAATGATACCCAGAAACCAGAGGACTTTGAAAAGCCTGTACAAACAGGAACACGGCAACTCTTATATGTCAAACCATTGGGAGAGGGAAATGCTAAGATTAGTGCATACGAAAAGGATCCACAGAATGATCGTTACGGGAAACCGTTAATGTATAACGTTACTTTTATAGCTGAGGAGGGAACGACAGTCAGTAACACCTCTTCTACCATAGAAAAGAATATGAAAGTTCATTACACCCGGGTGCTTCATGTGGCTGGGGAGCTGTTGGAGAGTGAAACGTTTGGGGAGCCAGTATTAAAGCCTGTTTGGAACAGATTAATGGACTTGGAAAAGTTAGTTGGTGGATCTGCTGAGATGTTTTGGAGGGGAGCACGTCCAGGATTTCAGGGAAAGGTAGATAAGGATTTTAAAATGACTCCAGCACAATTAACTGAGTTGGAGACTCAGATTGATGAATATGAACACAACCTCCGCAGGATGTTAGTTAATGAGGGAGTTGATTACACATCTTTATCTCAGCAGGTAGCTGATCCAAGTACGCATGTAGATGTTCAAATCCAAATGATATCAGCTCAGACTGGAATACCGAAAAGAGTATTAACAGGAAGTGAGCGGGGTGAATTATCAAGTAGCCAGGACAGAGATGCTTGGTTTGATGTAATACAAACAAGAAGAGAGGAACATGCTGAGAGTATAATAGTAAGACCGTTTGTTGATTTATGTATTAAATATAAAATATTACCTGAACCGAGTACGAAGGAATATTTTATTGAATGGAGTGATTTATTTGCCCCGAGTGAGAAGGATAAAGCTGAAGTGGGTAAAATAAGAGCTACAGCGATAAAAGATTATGTTTCAAATCCTGCAGCTGAGTTTATTCTTCCTCCAGATGCTTTCTTCAAACATCTTTTAGGATTTACAGATGAGCAGATTGATGGAGTGCAGGAAATGGCAAATGAACACCAAGGGGAAATGATACAGAGGGAGCAGGATGATATAGCAAGAGCAGCAGTAATAGAACCAAAAATAGAAGAAACTGAATAATGTGTGAAGTGAGTACATATAGTGAATTACAGATCAATGCATTTGATCCTACTCGGACCACTACTCTGAGAAGGGCATTTGTGGCTGATGTCAATCGGAGGTTCCGGGCATTGACTGCCGTTGTATGGAAAGCTGTTGTCACAGATGATTGTTTTGGATTACAGCCAGCAGCTTATTTAGATAGTCCGGGATATAAGGCATTTGATTTCACCCGTTCAGTAGATAAGGTAGAGGCATTTATGAGATGGTTTAATCAGCAGGTTGATAATGGTATTTTACAAACATCCCAATTCTCCAGATTAGGAATGGGAGCTGAAGCAGCCTGGACAAATATATACATCACAGATTCCTATAAAAGAGGAGTAATGAGAGCTCAGTCAGAATTGAATAAAGCAGGATACACTATTCCTAGCATGGCTGCAAGAGGAGGAATTGATGTGGTAATGGGATTACCCTTCCATGTTGATAGGATTGGTTTATTGTATAGCAGAACCTTTAGTGAGCTGAAAGGAATTACAGCTTCAATGGATTCTCAGATTAGTAGGATATTGGCCCAGGGAATAGCTGATGGAGATAATCCAAATTTGTTGGCTCGTAAATTAGTAGCAACGATTAATGGGAGTGGAGCAGGGGATTTAGCCATTACAGATAGTTTAGGGAGATTTATTCCAGCCCAGCGTAGAGCACAAACAATGGCTAGGACGGAAATTGTTAGAGCTCACCACATGGCTAATATGCAGGAGTATAAAAATTGGGAGGTGGCTGGATTTAGGGTGCAGGCAGAATTTGTCACCGCAGGTGATGATAGGGTTTGTAGTGAGTGTGCTGGGTATCATGGAAATGTATATGAATTGAAAGTAGTTGAGAACTTAATTCCAGTTCATCCAAATTGTCGATGTATTGCAATCCCCGTCCACCAAAGTGTGAGAACTGATATGAAAGATATATGAAAAACGAAATAACCATAACGCTTCCTTATTACGATCAACCAGAGATGTTGAAAAAACAACTTGAGGTTTGGT